CATTTCCAGCAGCCCCTTTTGTTACGATGTAATCAAGATAGACTATGTTACCATCATCTAACGATTGCCCCAAGGAACCAGAACCAAATGCCAACTCGAATTTTCCCCCATCAATTTCTTTGATATAATATACTAAAGATGAGGAATCTACACTGATAATAGAAGATGCCAAGGTGAAAGATCTAACCGTAGAATCTGTGCTGGAGTTAACAACACGAACCCGTAATGTTGACGTGTCAGCATTTGCGTTGTTTATGATTATTTTTTTCTCTGGGTTGCTTGCGTCATAAAGATATTGTTCTGATGTGTACGTACCTTCTTTCAGAGTAACATTGCTCAAACTATACACACCCAACGTTGGAGTTATAACTAATGATTCTGAAACAGAAAATACATAAGAAACACCGTCAATCGAAGCTTTAAATTTTGTTCCGTAAGGAACGGAAACCGTCGCCGGAGTTCCTGTAGGTGTGACAGTAATCGTGCCAGGCAAATTAGCAGAAGTAGCAGATCTAGGAACATACCCCAATGTGTCCGCCAACGCAGTAACGGAAGATCTTTTTTGTGCTGTGCTAAGAAAAGATTCTGCCGATGCCATATTGGTGTAGAAAGAGTTGTAGTATGTGTTGTACGCCAACAGGTCTAACAAATTTGATATACCAGAAGATTCGAAATTGTAATCCGAAAATGTCGATTGCCCCTTCAGGTATTGCTCAAGATTGCTCCTGATATCACCGTACTCCAACCCATCAACTTTTAAGTTTGTATCGTTAGCCATTTTATGCTCTATTAATTACTGTATTTATTTCTTGTTTTGTTGAGTACCCATCGACATAATATTCTATTATGATATTGATCCCATAGTCTTCCATATTAGCTTCTATTGCTATAAGTTTAACCCTAGGCTCGAACTTATTTATAGCATACTCAAGATCCTTAATAATCAATTCTTCTGTGTTAGAATCTTGCTGCTTGAATATGTGGTCATAAATAAGAGTTCCGTACTTAGGATTGTATGGCTTGGTGCCTACTGGAGTTCTAAGCAAATTTTGCAATGCAGATTTTACGGCACGTTCACCCGAGATCGCTCGAACCTCACCCGAGCTTGGGTTAGCAATAAAATTTAGCGATAAGTCTGAGTACAGTTCTGCCATAAGATTTATGAACCTTCTTTCATCTCTTGAATTTCTTTACGAATCTCTTTAGTCAATTTGGATATTTCTGATAACGCCTTTCTCGCCCTAGAAGCTGACACTTTAACACCTTTTTCCACAAACTTATCACGTTCTATCAAATATGTTTCAAAAAGATCTACTAAAACTTCATGGTTTGTCATAATATTCCTCACTTTTTACTTGACATTTCCTTGACAATGTGGTTAAATAACAGTGTAGCCTATCCATAAGGGTATTTATAATATTTATTACTAGATACCCAAAGCATCTTTAATTTGTTTTACTGTGATAACACTACCGTCATCTAACTCAAATTCAATGGATTTGGCTTTTATTCTTACTCTTTCGTCATCACCACTCATCTGAAACTTAACTTTATTATCGATTTCGTGGATATAATCATTCCTGTTAGTTTCATTTGTCACTGAATAATATACTGATGGGAATGATCTTTTGGTTTCTGCAGACCACTTATTCCCTGTTGGCCCTAAATTGGATTCTACGTTGCCAGGCAGAATTCCCATAACAACAGGTTCTTGTGCATCGTTGCCATCTAAAAAGAAACCTACTACCCAATCACCGACATTCGGTCTCCCATACGCACCATGTACATTTGATGCAAACAATGATGGCGCCCAAGGAAGATCTTCTGTGGGAATCTCATTAGAGTCTTTGCTGGAATGGTATCCAAATATTCTAACCTGAACTCTACCTAAAAGTGCAGGGTCCGAGTTCCCTTCGACAACGCCTATCCACCATACAAACTGATCCCTACCCAAAAACATATTATCGCCTTATTGTTGTCGTTAGCCCTATAGCACCAAAGTTTCCATCTGTTAGCACACTATCTTTTATGATCTGATTTATTCTAGAATCTACGGCGTATTTTGTAACCACCCCATCAGACTCCGTCTTTTCTGTAATGATGGGATTTTCTACCGCAGGTGCTTCTGATGGTTTGTATGCGCTCTGATTTCCGCGCTGAAAATACTCCGCATATCCGTTCAAGTAAGTATTTGACAGATACTTGATGTCCAGCGCAACCGATGTAGTTAAAGTTGAGAACTGAGATTGTGTGGCTGCTAACTCAGCTTTCAGTGTGTCAATAATGCTAGACTGTGCTTCTGGAATTTTTGTTTGTTTAACTTCTGCTACAGCATTTGCTAAGTAACCCTGTTCTGGGGTTACAACATCAATATTGTTTTCCGCAGGTCTTCCTCCCAACAAAGATTCTCTTACAGACGATCTGGAAAGTTCTAAGTGTTTAGTATAAATTTCATTTGTCAAAAAATGCTTACATGCCGTAACAAAATACTTACCAGAATACATATTGTTTTCTACAAACTCGGGCGAATTTGGATCAATAGTTTTTGCAAAATCGCTGGGTAAACTTAGATTGACAATATCACCAGCACCAATTTCATTAGTTCCTCCGTCAATAGCAACGTTGACTCTGATACCCGACATAGACAATGATCCATGCATATCATATTTTATCCACTGAGTTTTATCTGTCATAGGATCGTTGATTGCTGGTGTATATATCCTTTCGCCCGGTCTTTCTTTCGAAGAGAAATTTCCGAATATACTATTGCTATTGACAAAATTATTTACATAAAAATCATTGATTCCATTTTGGTAATCAAACTGATATGTCTCGACAGATCTTCTGGCTATGTTAACATTAGTCAATTTAGATTTGTAAAAACCATTACCCATATTAGTCATATGATTGAAATTTGTCTGCGGCTCTACACTTTCTGCTCTGACAGTTGTTTCTGCTCCTGCTGCTTCGTTGTAGGTGATCGAAGGAAAATATACAATATTGTATATATCAAACCCGTCTCCATCAGAAAGTTTTGGGGATAATGATCTCAGGTTAGACATCCCAGCAAATACTTTCCCAGTAGATACTCTCTCAAAAAATAAAAAGTAATCTCCAGATGCGCATGCTCTTTTCGCTAAAAAATTTATTGCTTGTATAGGCGTGTATCCTGGCGACACAAAAGTCTTATCTAATCTCGGTAAGCTGTTTGATATATTGACGGTAGTGTTCATCTCGCTACACAAGTCTTTTACTATTTCGCTAATTCTTCTTTGACCACCCCAAGACTTGTACACTCGTTTCTTTTGTGATCGAATTGCACTTTCTGATGTGAACTGCAATCCGTACCTTATAGCATTGTTTGCAGAAACTTCACCTTTAGTTATGGTGTGAATAATTAGGTCCGAACGATCGATGATTACGTCTTCAGCATTAGGTTTGAACAGTTTTATTTTCAGATATTCTCCACCCGTAAACTGAAACTTTTCTAAGCCCCCAACATAATCTAAGATTTCTACAGATCCTGAAATTGATGGATTGAAAATATCCTCATATATATTTAATCCTGTCATCACTTCAGACAAAGAAATTTGCTGCCCGTCGCGCAGAATTACTGATAAGGTATCTATGACATACGTGCCTGCAATATGTGACTGAACAACAGCTTCTTGGCTGGCAACCTGACTAGCCAAGTCTGGAAACTTACGTGCAACCATTACAAATTCTCAGTTGAGTTTAATATCTCACGAATAGCTACGTCTAGTTTTTTGATCAAAGAAGAATCGAGCAACTTAATATTTCTTTTTTCGTTGTTCAAATATTCTTCGTATTGGTATATCGACTGAGAATATTTGTCTGTCTCGGAAGAACTTTCATACGCCTGTTGGCTTGTGATAATGTCATTGACATAATAGTATGCAATATTTGTTTGTGCATAGGTTAAAGATCCGTATTTTTCAATAATATATTTCTTCAGAGTTTTTTCGCTCCGAGGCCATTCGTCGTACATATTGTGAATACCATTCAGCAGGAGTATCGCATAAGCATAGCTA